AAGAGGTAAAGGTCTGGACTATTCTGCATTTAGCATTATTGATGTGACTACAATGCCTTATCAACAAGTCTGTGCTTTCCGAAATAATCTTATGACTCCTATTGACTATGCGGAGATTGTGTATCGACTAGCAAAAAGTTATAATAATGCTTCCGTTCTTGTGGAAGTAAATGATTTGGGTGAACAAATATCAACATCACTTCATTACGATTTTGAATATGAGAATCTACTCTTCACCGAAAATGCAGGCCGAAGTGGTAAACGAATCTCGTCCGGTTTTGGTACAAATGTCGACAAAGGTATCAGAACTACCAAGACCGTAAAATCTGTCGGTTGTTCTATATTAAAACTATTAATCGAACAGAATCAACTTGTAGTACACGATAAACACACTATCTCAGAACTATCTACTTTTTCTAAGAAAGGTGTGTCATATGAAGCCGAACCAGGTAATCATGACGATATGGTTATGGGTCTGGTTCTTTTTGCATGGTTATCCGATCAGACATTCTTTAAAGACATTACAGATATCAATACTTTGGCTAGACTTCGTGAAAAATCTGAAGAAGAAATAGAGAATGATCTTTCACCATTTGGTTTTGTGGATCATGGTGAATCAGTACATGAAATACTAGAAAAACCATCTAGAGGGTGGTTCAATACTCCAGAGAATGACTTTTTATAAATAAGGTTAGTTGGATTTGATAGCGATCTTGAATGTACTTTACTATGCCGTCCTATCAATAAAATCGGCTATTTTATAAATATATTGATAATAACAACATCTCTTGAAAGGAGAAAACTATGGCGGTACTAGTAAGTCCCGGTGTAAATGTTTCTGAAATCGACCTTACTACGGTTGTTCCAGGCGTTTCCACCTCTACAGCTGCCTTTGCGGGTGTATTCCGCTGGGGTCCAGTAGGTGAGAGAGTTCTCATCTCAAATGAAAACAATCTGGTGGCTCGCTTCGGTAAGCCAACTTCTCTTAACCCAGAAACATTCTTGACTGCTGCTAGCTATCTTAGCTATGCTTCAGCTCTTTATGTTGTTCGTGCTGCAAATACTACAGTTGCAGGTGCAAATGCTGCACTTAATTCAGTAGCAAATACAGATACAGCTAACGTTGCAAATTGTGTAGTAAAGAATCAAGCAGACTACGATGCACGTGCAGGCTTTGATTCTGGTACTCTTTATGTTGCTAAGTATCCTGGTGATCTTGGTAATTCACTTAGAGTTTCAGTTTGCGATAGCGCAAATGCATTTAACTCTACACTAGATCTAGTAGGTGATGAAAGCAGCAATAGTATTACTGGTTCATTTAGTATTTCTATTGGAACAAATACAGCTACTCTATCATTTAAATCAGACGATGTTCTTGCAGCTGCAAATACCTATGCAAATACCATTGCTGCGGCTTTCTCAGTAGGTGATGCTATTAAGGTTGGTAATGCTTCTATCGGTACACAATATCTTACTATCTCTGCTATTGGTACACCAAGCTCTAACGCTACAGCAAATCTTGCATCCTTTACTCTATCTTTCCTAGACAAGTATACACTTGCAACAGATTATGTAGCAAATACTACAGTAAACGGTAGTAACACTGTTGTTGGTGTTTCTCGTTATTGGGAACATCATGGTCTAGTTTCTGGTGCACCTACAACCTCTGAATATGTAGCTGCTTCCGGAAATTCCTCTGCTGTGGATACTGTTCACGTAGTTGTAACAGATCAAGATGGTAAATTTACAGGTGTACCTGGTCAAATTCTAGAAGTCTATCAAGGTCTATCACGTGCTACTGATGCAAAGAACTCTGATGGTTCCGCAAATTACTACAAGTCAGTCATTAATACCAAATCTGCTTATGTTTGGTGGGCAAATGATCGTACAGGTGCAACATCAGCCACTGCTGCTCTTGTAGCTTCTTCTTCCAATGCTAAGCCAGTTCGTCTGGACTTTGCTGGTGGTCAAGATGGTTATTCAGAAGGTGATGTACCTCTAGGTGTTCTTGCTTCTGCTTATGATCTTTATAAATCAGCTGAAGCGGTTGATATTGGTCTAATCATTACTGGTAAACCTGTTGGTGGATCCACAACTGTAAATGGACAAACCGTTTCCAAGTTCCAACTTGCAAATTACTTAATCGACAATATTGCTACAGTACGTAAAGATTGCATTGTCTTTGCTTCACCAGATGATGCTCTGGTTACTTCAAATGTAGGTGCTGAAGCACAATCCATTGTCAACTGGAGAGGTGCCGTTACAGATACAACTTATGCAGTACTTGACTCCGGTTATAAGTACATGTATGATCGCTATAACGACGTATACCGCTATGTACCACTAAATGGTGATATTGCTGGTCTATGCGCTCGTACCGATCAAACAAATGATGCATGGTGGTCTCCTGCTGGTCTAACTCGTGGTCAAATCAAGAACGTAGTAAAGCTTCGTTTCAATCCAAACCAAGCTGAACGTGATCTTCTTTACACCAACGCTATTAACCCAGTGGTATCTTTCTCCGGACAAGGAACAATCCTTTACGGTGACAGAACTGCTACATCCAAGCCTTCCGCATTTGATAGAATCAATGTTCGCAGACTATTCATTGTTCTAGAAAAAGCAATCTCTCAAGTTGCTAAGACAACTCTATTTGAGTTCAACGATGATTTCACAAGAACTCAATTCAGAAATATTGTAAATCCTTATCTACGTGAAGTTCAGGGACGTAGAGGTATCACTGACTTCCTAGTGGTGTGTGATACAACAAATAATACTCCTGAAGTGATCGACCGCAATGAATTCCGTGGTGATATTTACGTTAAACCAGTACGTTCTATTAACTTTATCCAGCTAAACTTTGTGGCTGTTAGAACTGGTGTAGAGTTCAATACAATCATTGGTCGCTCATAATAAATAAAAGAAAAAGGAGTTAAAAATGCCATTTAATATTAATACTTTTAAGACAAATGGACTTCAATTTGGAGGGGCTCGCCCTTCCTTATTTGAAGTAATTATGACGGTACCAGACGGCGTATCAGATCTTGGTGTAACCGATAAATTAAGATTTACCTGTAGAGCATCTTCAATACCAGCAGCTACAATTGCACCAGTTGAAGTTCCATATTTTGGTAGAAAAATTAAACTTGCTGGTGATAGAACATTTGCTGATTGGTCAGTAACAGTTATGAATGATGAAGATTTTATTGTGAGAAAAATGTTTGAACAATGGTCAAATATTATTAATAATTATGAGGAAAATTTAAAAACAGCAATTTCTAATGAATATAAAACTAGAGATGCTCAGGTTTTTCAATATGCTAAGAACGGTGGAGCTCCTATCAGTGCATATAATTTCATTGGTTTGTTTCCATTGGAAATTTCAGCTATGGATCTAGATTGGGATGCAACAAACACTATCCAAACTTTCAATGTTACATTTGCCTATGATTATTGGCAATCTGCATCAATAGACGGATATCCAGCAATACTATAATATTAGGTGGGGAGGGAAACTTCCCCACTCTATATTCTGTAACTGATTCAAGAAAGTATACATATGCGTCTTTTTGGTTTTGAATTTGTCCGCACCACGCCGAATGATATTGCTCCTTCATTTGCCCCTAAGGAAGTAGATGACGGGGCAGTTATTGTTGCGGCTGGCGGTGCATATGGGACGTATATAGATCTTGATGGAACTGTCCGCACCGAAGCCGAATTAGTTACAAAATATAGAGAAATGGCACTTCAACCCGAGATTGATGCCGCAGTAGATGAAATTGTCAACGAATCTATTTCTATTGATGAGGATGATATTGTGAATATCATTCTTGATAATCTTGAAGTTACGGATAAAATCAAGAAAGTTATTCGTGATGAGTTTAAAAATATCCTCAATATCCTAAACTTTCAAAAAAGAGCCTATGAAATCTACCGTAGATGGTATATTGATGGCAGACTTTATTACCACATTTTAATAGATGAAAAAGATGTTAAGGCTGGTATCAAAGAACTTAGATATGTTGATCCAAGAAAAATCAGAAAAGTACGTGAAGTAGGTAAAAGAAAAGTACCTGGTGGAATTAGTAGTGATGCAGTCATTCCCAGAGTACAAAATGAATACTTTATCTTTAATGATAAAGGTTTTAACTACGGTAATAAAGTTGTAGGACCAACAACTGCTGGTCTAAAGATTGCCAAAGACTCTATTGTTCATGTAACCTCAGGGCTTACAGATACACAGGGAACCATGGTTCTCTCATATCTTCATAAAGCAATCAAAGCACTTAATCAGCTCAGAACACTTGAAGATGCTCTAGTCATCTACAGACTAGCTCGTGCACCAGAAAGAAGAATTTGGTACATTGACGTAGGTAATCTACCAAAAATGAAAGCAGAGCAATACGTACGTGATATCATGATTAAGCATAAGAATAGACTGATCTATGATGCTGCTTCTGGTGAAGTTCGTGACGATCGCAAGTTCATGACTATGTTAGAGGACTATTGGCTACCAAGAAGAGAAGGTGGTAAGGGAACAGAAGTCACCACACTACCCGGTGGACAAACTCTTGGCGAAATGGACGACGTTCTATACTTCCAAAAGAAACTATATGGTACACTAAACGTACCAGTCAATAGACTTAACTCAGATGCTCTATTTTCAATCGGTCGAGCCACAGAAGTTACTCGTGATGAAGTTAAGTTTTCCAAGTTTGTAAACAGACTTAGAGGTAGATTTTCACATCTATTTACTGCACTACTTGAAAAGCAACTAGTACTCAAAGGTCTAATGTCAATTGAAGATTGGCAAAATATTGCTCCAGATATCAAATATGACTTTGCTAGAGATAACTACTTTACCGAACTAAAAGATGCCGACGTTATGCAGAATAGACTTCAACTTTACTCTGCATTTGATCAGAATCAACTTATTGGTAAATACTTCTCACATGAATATGTAAGAAAGAATGTATTTAAGCAATCCGACGATCAGATTGAAGAAATGGATGAAGAAATTGCAGAGGAAGAAAAAGATCCTCGTTGGAATATGAGTCAACTTGAACCCGGTGCAGATAATTTTACTCAACCTGGTGATGACCAAGGGCAAGCACCAGCACCACAAGATGATGGTGCTTCAGATGATCAAGATAAAGTAGTTGAAGCACAAAAAACTGTGGATCGTTTAAGTAAACTCTCAAAACGATCCATACAAGATGAAGCAAAATATAGATCAGCTATACAAATTTTAGCTAGAAATAAAGGTGGGGATAAATAATGCCAGATATTAGTGATTTAATTACATACAGTATTAATCAAAAACCAGCTGAATTTGAAGCAGCATTTAATGATGTTATTGCATCCAGAATAGCTTCTGCTGTTGATGCCAAAAAAGTTGAAATAGCTCAAAGTATGTTCGGTGCTGATCAGCAAGAACTAGAAGATTTAGAGGACGAAGAAGATGGCGAAACCACTGAGTGACATCCTCAAAGGTGTCAAAACATCTAAGATAGAACCAGGTTCTACTGGTAAAAGACCTGGTGTGGATTACGCACCTAAGTCTAAAGGTGACCAAGACTTTGTAGCAAAGCACAAGACTGAAAAGCATGCCGATCGTGTAGGTAATGAAGATGATGTTTATAAGGGCACTACAAAGTATGTCCTAGATAAAGCATCTGAAAATAAACACGGCTATGATGAAGATGAATCAGAAAAAGTCTACGAATCTCTTGAAGAAGCTACTGTAAAACAAGTCAACGATCGTATGGATTCATTGGTTGCTGCTAAAAAAGCAGAAAAAGCTGGTAATAAACAAGCTCAATATATGCACATGGCAGATTACCATAGCAAGTTTGCTACACATGTAAAAAGCAAAAGTGATGTTCAACACCACAAAGCACAGGCTGATAGATATAGATCCGCTGCAAAAGCATTTGAAGAATCAACAAAATGCAATATGACTGAGGCTGGTAAATACTGTCCTGTCCATGAAAATGCTTCATGCATGGAACAAAAAACTTTAAAAGAAAAAGATAAAAAAATAAATGAAGAGAAACATGTTTTTCATGTTCATATGCCTTCATTAGATACCAGACTTCATAAAATGGTTGATCCTGAAAATGATGGCAAAACATCAGAACCTATAGGAAATAAACCTAAACCAGATCGACTAAAGATTACAGTTCCTGGTGATAGAAGAACTGCTACTAATAAGGCTGCTAAATTTGTAGCTAAAAATTATGGCACTAACGTTAAATTTACTTATTCACATAAAGTGGATGAATCACTAGTTGCACCTCTACTTGGCTCAAATGATGATGAATCTGCTGAAATGGCAAAGACACAACTTCGTGCACTTGCAAATAAAGCTCTTGTTCTAGCAATGTTCCTTTCCGATGATCAAGTTGTAGAACCCTGGGTTCAAGCCAAGATTGCAGTTGCTAAGGATAATGTAACCGCAGTACATGATTATATGGTCTATGGTAACCATGATAAACCAGAAAAAGAACAAACTGCTCCAATGGATACACCAATGACATTTCCCAATATGAATGTCGATGTAAATACCGGAGTAAATGTATAATGAATATCATTAAACCATCAGCAAATGCTATTGCAGTTACTACACAAAATACCGTAAATGGATCAACGGTACTTTATGTCTCTGCCGCTACTGCTGCTCAAGTAAATCTTTATTCAAACTCTACTACTCAATATGCTTCATTTGTTCTTCCAGCAGGTCAATATATCTTTGTTCAAAAAGCACCTACTGATTTGATTTCATCTAATGCTACAATTCAAGTAACATCTGCTGCTTACAGAGGCTAAAATGAAACTCATTGTAGAACAAATCGACGAACTAGAGTTCATTACTGAAGCTAGAGAAACCGGTGAAAAAGATCATTACATTCACGGTGTATTCCTGCAAGCAAATAAAAAGAATAAAAACGGTAGAGTCTATCCCATGAGTGTCATGGAACAAGAAGTTAACCGTTACATGAATGAGATTGTAAAAAACAATAGAGCATATGGTGAACTTGGTCATCCAGCTGGTCCACAGATCAATCTTGATAGAGTCTCCCATATGATTACAGAACTAAAACGTGATGGTGATAACTTCATCGGTAAGGCTAAACTTACAGACACACCTATGGGTAATATTGCCAAAGGACTACTAAAGTCTGGTGCAAATCTAGGTGTTTCATCCCGTGGTTTAGGTTCACTGAAGCCTAATAAACAAGGTATTATGGAAGTTCAAGATGACTTCCGTTTGGCTACTGCTGCTGATATTGTTGCAGATCCATCAGCTCCCGACGCTTTTGTGAAGGGTATCATGGAAAATGTTGATTGGATTTATGATCCAGTTAAAGACACTTGGTTGGAGCAAAAACTCCATGAAACAAGAAAAGCTCTTAAGAAAATGTCTATGGACGAACTAGAGCAAAATCGTTTAGGTATCTTCGAGAGTTATGTAAAGTCTCTCGTATCAAAAAGTAAGTTTTTATAAATATTTCAAAATACTTTAAAGGGAGACATTATATGTCGGAAGAAGTAGAAAACAATAATTTAGAAGATTTTACTCAGCTTGATGAAATTTTTGATAATTATTTTCAAGACGAAATTGTAGAATCTGAAGAACAACTTGATGAAGTTATGGGATCTATCAAGAAATTTGTTGGTAATATAAAAGATAAAATCAAAAATTATGGCGGACCTAATGGTAGTCATTCAATTACAGCTTTAAAAATGGCAAAAGCTAGAACATTAAATAAATTAAATAAAATCGCAGATGATAATTATGAAAAAAGAATGAATTATCTAGATCAAGTACATGCACAGGCAAAAAAAGTTATGGATTCTGGTGATCATAAAACAGCATTTAAAATGTTAAAACATGCAAAGCGTAATCTTAAAAATATAGGAGAAGAAATTGATTTAGATAATCTAGATGAATCAGTGGCTTCAGAAACACTAAAGCCTGGTTCACGCACTGTAGCTGATCCAAAGTCTAAGATCGAAGCCATCACATCTGTTCTTGGTGCGATGCATTCCATGCGTAAGGATGATCTTACAAAGTGGTACACACAAGCTATGGCTCTCATTGGTAAAGAAGCCGATTCTCTACCAGCTGGTGCCAATGCTGATGCCAATGCATCAACAGTAGATATGAAGACTGGTAAAGGTCCAAAGACTCGTGATGCAATGCCAAAACTAGACTCCAAGAATAATCCACTTGCTTCAATGAAAGAAGACGTAGAGGAAATGTTTGAAGGTCAAGACCTATCAGAAGAGTTCAAAGACAGAGCCACAACTCTATTTGAAGCTGCTGTAAACGCAAAGCTTGTTATGGAAACTGCTCGTCTAGAAGAAGAATATGCAACTAGACTAGAAGAAGAAGTTGCAGAAATTGCCGAAGCTCTAGAAAATAAACTAGATACGTATCTTGATTATGTAGTTGAAAACTGGATGAAAGAGAACGAAGTTGCCATTGAATCCACCCTCCGTAATGAACTTATGGGTGAGTTTATTGATGGACTAAAGAATCTATTTGCTGAGCATTATATTGAAATGCCAGAAGATAAGATTGATGTGGTTGAGGAACTAGCTGCTAAGGTCGAAGATCTAGAAGCTATGCTAGATGAAACCATCACAGAAAATGTCGAGCTTAAGAATATCGTGATCGAAGCGGAAAAGAATTCCGTTCTTGAAGATATGACTGAAGGTCTCACATTGACTCAGGCCGAAAAGTTTGTAACACTTGCCGAAGGTGTAGACTTTGACGGAGACCTGGACACTTACAAGAAGAAGCTATCTTATGTAAAGGAAACATACTTTGCAAAGAAAGCAGCTCCTGTTTCTAACATTGAAGAAGAAACCTTCGAAGGTGAAACCGTAGCGCCAACCGCATCCGGCGATCCTGAAATCAATAGACTTGCACAAGCAATTTCTAGAACAGTTAAAAACCGTTAAAAGATAATCTTTTATAAATAATACAACCTAACTACAGAAAGGGATATTAAATGTATCTTGCAGAAGAACTACAGAAGAAGTGGGCCCCAATTCTGGAGCACGCTGATCTTCCTTCCATCAAAGACTCTCACCGTCGTTCCGTAACTGCTGTTGTTCTAGAGAACACTGCTCGTGCAATGCGTGAAGCATCTGCTCATGGTCAATACCAAACCATGCTAAACGAAGCAATGACTTCAGTTATTCCAGCAAATGCTATGGGCGCTTCAAGCTCAGACGCTTCAACAGGCGCCATTGACACTTTCGATCCAGTGCTTATCAGCCTAGTTCGTCGTGCAATGCCAAATCTAATTGCTTATGATATCTGCGGCACACAGCCAATGACTGGTCCAACAGGACTTATCTTTGCAATGCGTTCACGCTACAGCAACCAAGCTGGTGATGAAACATTCTACAACGAAGTAAATACATCATTCTCTTCCGTTGTATCTGGTGCAAACACATTCGGTCAAAAGTTTGTTGGTACCATTCCTGGTGCAACTAACACAACTCCAATGACTGCCGTTAACACCTATAATACAGGTTCCGGTATGTCTACAGCTCAAGCTGAAGCTCTTGGAACTGATTCCAACTCTGCTTTTGCTCAAATGGCATTCTCAATCGAGAAGGTTACTGTAACTGCAAAGAGCCGTGCTCTAAAGGCAGAATACACAATGGAACTAGCACAAGACCTTAAGGCTATTCATGGTCTAGATGCTGAAACCGAACTTGCTAACATCCTTTCCGCTGAAATCCTTGCTGAAATCAACCGTGAAGTTGTTCGCACAATCAATATCACTGCCGTTGCTGGTGCACAAGACAACACAACAACTGCTGGTATCTTCGACCTTGACACAGACTCAAACGGTCGCTGGTCAGTTGAAAAGTTCAAGGGTCTTATGTTCCAACTAGAACGTGAAGCTAACCAAATCGCCAAGCAAACCCGCCGTGGCAAGGGTAACATCGTAATCTGCTCTTCCGATGTTGCTTCTGCTCTACAAATGGCTGGTGTACTTGACTACGCTCCTGCTCTTAACTCCAATAACCTACAAGTAGATGACACAGGTAATACCTTTGCTGGTGTTCTTAACGGTCGTCTAAAGGTTTACATTGATCCATATGCAATCGGTGGTAACTACCTAACTGTTGGTTATAAGGGATCTTCCGCATTTGATGCTGGTCTATTCTACTGCCCATACGTCCCACTACAAATGGTTCGTGCAGTTGACCAAGATAGTTTCCAACCAAAGATCGGGTTCAAGACTCGATATGGTATGGTTGCTAATCCTTTTGCACAAGGTCTAACTGCCGGTGCCGGTGCACTGACATACAACACCAATGTTTACTATAGACGTGTAATTATCAATAACCTAATGTAGTTTTGCATACCAGGTATTCAAAAATGTAATACCTGATTATGTAAAATATGTTATAATCTAGAGAGAAAGGGGCTTCGGCTCCTTTCTTTTTATATAAATACTTTCAACCAAAAATATGGAGTAAAAAAGTTTGACAAAAGCATTAGTAATCCCCCCTAAAGAAGAGTTGGAAGCAAAGTATTCACAATATGGCAGCACCATATCTCAACTAGCACGTGAATATAAAACATCACAACCTACTATGAGAAATTGGTTAAAAAAATATGATATCAAAAGAAAAGATCATATTCAAGCATCTACTGAAGCAAATAATAGAAAAAGACTAAATCCACCTGCTAAAGAAATACTTGAAAGATTATATTCTAATAATAGTTTAGAACAATTAGAATCTATTTTTAATGTTGGTCAGCAAACCATTTATCTTTGGTTAGATCAGTATGATATCAAAAGAAAAACACTTTCAGAAGCATGTAAAGCGGGCAAAGGTAGGAAATGGGAATCTATTATTCCCAACAAAGACGACTTTACAAGCGCTTACAAAGAACTAAAATGTATGAAAGGACTTCAAAGCAAATTTGAGTTGAGTATTAGTTCAATCAGAAAACTATTCAAGCAATATGAACTTGAACCCATTCAAGCACTTAGATCATTACCAGAAATCAAACTATATAATGCTTTATCCTCAAGCACTGGTTTAAAGTGGGATTCTTGTGATAGAAGTGTGATTAATCCTTATGAACTAGATCTTGTTTGCCGTGAGAGAAATCTTGCAGTTGAATATTGTGGTCTTTATTGGCATTCTGAATATATGGGTGAAAAGATTAAAGACTATCATCTTAAAAAACTAAATGCTTGTCTTGAAAAAGGATATAATCTTATTACAGTTTTTGAATATGATGATATGGATAAGGTTCTATCACTCATCAAAGGTAAACTTGGTTTTAATACTAAAATAAATGCTAGAGATTGTGAAGTAGTCATTCTGGATTCAGCTGAAGCTAAAGCATTCAATGATGCCAATCATATGCATGGTCACCATGGGGCTTCTTTTCATCTAGGTTTAAAACATAATGATGAACTAGTGCAAGTATTATCAATGGGTATGTCAAGATTTAATAAAAGTTATGAATGGGAATGCGTACGAATGACCATCAAACTAAACACTAGTGTTATTGGCGGTGCTTCAAAACTATTCAGTCACTTTATTAAGATGAAAAATCCTTCATCAATGATTACATATTCGGATAGAAGATTTGGTGAAGGTAAAGTATATGAAAACTGTGGATTCAAGAGAGTAGAAAACTCTGGTCCAAACTACTGGTATTTTCATAGATCAAATCCAAATACAGTATCATCCCGTGTTACATTTCAGAAACATAAACTCACCGAAATGATCGGTTATGATCCTGAACTAACTGAATGGGAAATCATGAAGGCATCTAGATATGATCGAATCTGGGATTGTGGTAATAGCAAATACGTCTGGAATAAATAACTAGAAACTAGATTAAGGTAATATTATGTCAACTCAAACTATGCCAAAC